TCATTCTCCTTGCTATCCGGTATACTCCAAGTCCCGCAAACGATAGATGAAGTCCCGTCTGGGGTTTTCCCCTGTCATTTATAGATGGCGTAACTTCTTATTAAAAGGGATACCTAGCCCTCACGGCTTAGGGGGACTATCCCCTATGGGATATGCTCCCAGGGATAGCTTGAAAATCACATAGTTTTCAGATTTGTATAATTTCGCAGAATTGTTTTTATACACATTGTTATACTTCACATTTAAAGCTACTTAGACAAAGCGACCTCTACCAAATCATTTTCTTTCACTTCAAACACTTTTAGTGATTCAGGTGGCACTGAATTTCCAGCAAGCAATGACCCATATTCTTCTGCATTATAAAAATAGATGGATATAAATCTTCTCAAAAAAGTGATATTATCATATACTTTTTTCGGTATGGTTTCTTCCATATAATCAGTGAAATCAAAGCCGCAAGAATATAGAAGGCTTTCATAATCTCGATAAGCATCTCTATAATTTATTGGAGCAAAAGTTTCCATTTCCGACCAACGACTAGCATACTCTATAACATAACAATTCTTCTTTTTTGCCATCCAATCATAGCATAAATTGTATGTAGGAGAATACTGCCCATTTACTGCTGAACGCACATCATCCAACGTATTCAATATTTCTGGACACCTATCAATGGTCGAATACCTTTTCATCTCATCTAGTGTTGCATGAATAAAACACTCCACAGTTGCATCATAATAATATAGTTTGATCGCAAGATACGTGATTTTTTTAAAGCTTTCACACCTTGAATATCCTGTACAAATACGTTCTCTGCCATTGTAGCATTCTGGACAGACTTCATGATCACTCAATATCGGATATTTTTTTCCTTTAATTTCTATTTTATGCTCATCAACATCCACTTTAATTTTGTGATCTAACAAAAATTGAGATAAAGGGGTATTCTCTTGAAGCATGGTTCTTAGATCAAGAATCCCTTTGTCTATAAAGGAATGGATTTCATCTTCTGTAGATGTTGTCATATGACGGCACACTATTTGTAATTGACTGCTATCATATTCATTTAATTTTAAATCAAACTTTCTCACCAATGTTTCTGGTGTTAATGTATCAGGATTTACCCTGATAAAATAGTCCTCAACCGTTTCCTTGTCTAACTTAAAGTATTCACAGAATTTTTCTACAAGTTCTGTTGAACTATCGTTAAAGAAATCAAAAGTTATCATAATGTTCTCCCATAATTTTTAAATGTATTTGAGCTTAAGCTGTTTTTCTTTTATACTTCTACGCTCATATAGTTTCAACTAATTCAAATCACTTTTATTATATCAAAAAATGGTGCAGCCATCCAATTACAGTCACACCATTCTACAGTCACATTACTGTTTATTTTCTCTTTCTGTAAAAAGCACTCCATAGTCAAACATCTTCATACTTTGATGTCTGCCTATGCTCATGAGGTTCGATATGATAATCTCCACATCTTCATCTTCTGTGCCTGGCTTTCCAAGTCTTCTGCATACCCTCTCATAGGCTTCCAACATCTGCGAATATAATTTTTCACAGTATTCCCCTTCTGCAAATTCGTCTTTTACCAGGCTACTTTCTGCAACCGGATATTCCTCAAGATTGTAGCTTCCATTCATCAGATCGTAGATTTTTGTTTTGAACTCCTCATCTTTTACACTCATTCTGTATCCTCACTGCTTTCTTCTGCCGTGGAAAGCGCATAGAAAAAGGGGAAACAATCAATCAGATACAATTGAACTGCTTCCCCTATTTCTTCAAAGATCTCACGAAGTTCATTAAAATTCTCCGCTCATCAGTATTTAGGTTATCCCATGTTTCCAATATCTCTTCCTGCTCATCTGTCAGATCTGGTCTCATGCCGTCCCCGGCAAAAAACTGTGCTAGTGAAATTCCGAATGCATCACAGATTCTTTCCAAAGTCGGTATCGTTGGAATGCTCTCTTTCTTAATTATATTCCCTAAAGCGGTCTGTGACATATCAGTGAGCTGTGCGAGTCGGTACTTGGAAACCTTATGCTTGCTGCATAATTCTTTTACCCTTTTCGGGATATAGTCCTCTGTACGCAAGTAAATTACACCTCTCTTCTGCTCTGCGATACATTTATTTTAACCGCAAACCAGAATAAATATTAGAACCATATTTCTTTAGTAATTTACTCCATTGCACTTTACCATAAGGGTAAAAAAATATGAACAGCAGCACACCGCAGTTCAATATGTATTTCTTATAATTCCTTGTTTTTCCTTGTTTCTTTCACTTCCATATTATCAGTTCCATCATCAGCATAGCATCTTTTATACTGCCCATCAATCAAAATCGTTCGACAAATGTCTACATATATTGACACCTTGTTATCCGGCAATACTCCACTCTACTTTATTAAATTACATAACCTTTTATCACTCGCTGACGGATAATCTATTTGCGTAAGAAAAAGAAACAGGAGGTAACATTATGAATGAATCACTTGCATCTGTAAATCATAAACAGATAGGATACCGCATTAAGGAAGTCAGGGAACAGAACAATTTTTCACAGGCACAGCTTGCAGAGGAAACGGAACTCTCCATCTCCTACATAAGCCATATTGAGAATGCCAAACGCAAAGCAAGTCTTGAGTCTATCATTAGAATTGTAAACGCCCTTGGAATAACAGTCGATGAGCTGCTCGCCGGAGTCCAGCTTCATAATCCGACCGCCTATCAGACTGACCTTGATCTGTTGATGGCTGAATGCACCGAAAATGAAAAGCGCTTCATTTATGAAATGATAAAAGCAAGTATCGACAGCATGCGTAAAAACGGATGGCATATCTCGGATGACGAAGCCTAGATGCTGCGGCACACTATTTTCACACATAAAATTTCGCTTTGAAATAGACTATACGGATATGCCTGTCCGTATGGTCTATTTTATTTTCTTATGAAAATTTTATAATAAACCACATCATAAGAAAAAGGTGGTAAGACATGAGAGAAAATGAACAGAAATCCGGCTCCATTGCGGACAAGAAAAATAAGATCAGGGAACGATATAAAGGGGTAAGCATTGATGAGCTTGATGTAATTCCGGCACTTCCACAGGAAGATATATTCGCTGTTGAAAACGAACAGCGGGTAGCCGTCTATGCAAGGGTATCCACTGACGATCCAAGACAGACATCTTCTTATGAGTTACAGAAAAACCATTACCACGATGTCATCAGCAAAAGTCCAAACTGGAAACTTGTACAGATCTATGCGGATGAAGGCATATCCGGTACTTCCCTGCAGCACCGTGATCAGTTCAAGCAGATGATTGAAGACTGCAAAAAAGGAGAAATCGATCTTATCGTTACTAAGAGCGTGTCCCGTTTCGCCAGGAATGTTGTAGACTGCATTGGATATGTCCGTGAACTGCTGGCTCTCCCACATCCGGTCGGTGTCTTTTTCGAGACAGAGCGATTGAATACCTTTGATCCGAAAAGCGAAATGGTCCTCTCCTTCATGGCCACCCTTGCACAGGAGGAAAGCCATACCAAGAGTGAAATCATGAATGCTTCCATTGAGATGCGATTCCGAAGGGGAATATTCCTCACTCCCACTCTTCTCGGCTACGACCACGATGAAGACGGGAATCTTGTAATAAATGAAGGGGAAGCAAAAATCGTGCGTCTGATATTTATGATGTACTTAAACGGCTGCACCTGTCAGGAAATCGCTGATACCCTGACGGAACTGGGTTGTGAAACTAAAAAAGGAAATACTGTATGGTCTCCTGGTTCAATCCTTCAGATATTGCAGAACGAACGACACTGCGGTGATGTTCTTGCCCGAAAGACTTATACTCCGAATTACCTGAATCACAAATCAAAAAAGAACATGCAGAACCGTCCACAATATAGAAAGCGCAATCACCATGAAGCAATTGTATCCCGTGACGATTTCATTGCCGTACAGCGGCTCATCAGCAATGCTAAGTATGGAAACAAAGGAATACTGCCGGAATTAAAGGTCCTGCCAGATGGAGTATTGAAAGGCTTTGTATCTATCAACCCACGATGGGCCGGCTTTAAAGAGGATGATTATATCAATGCTTCCCTAAGTGTATATGGCAGTACAGAACAGTTTCTCCCACCCTCGTCACCCGTGAAAGTACAGTCTGGGGACTTTGACCTGCGTGGTTATGAAATTGCACGCTCACAGTTTTTTGACAGCACTGATCGCATTATCGTGACATTCAGTCTGAATGATATTAAATTTTCAACCACTGCCGTTAGAAAACTGAGTAGCACACTGGTAGAACTTCTGATCCATCCGAACAAACATCTCTTTGCCGTAAGAACCGTCCCACAAACGCACCGAAACGCCATGCAGTGGGCAAAAAAGCGAGGGAATATTTCTACCCCAAGGGCAATCAGCGGTACAGCTTTTATGCCTACCATCTATGCACTTCTCGGTTGGAACGCAGACTGCAGATACCGCATAACAGGAATCAAGCGTGGAAACGGATCGGATGCTGTCCTTATCTTCAATCTGGAAGAAACTGAAATTTTTATTCCAAATGATGTGATCGATGAACAACAGCTACCAGATGCACCAACGGACGTAAAACCATTTACTGACAATCTCAAAAAAAATGTCCGTGCCTATCCGCCTGACTGGGCTGACACTTTCGGCAGCAACTACTACTGCCATGCACAGGCACAGGAATTTGCCAGATTCAATGACCAGAACACCCTTTCCAACGAAGCAGTTGCATACAAAGAGTCAGACATACAGGTGACCAGTCCTGATGAAGTAGAAAAAAGCATAGAACAACTCATGTCTGACATGAAGGAGAACCGTAATGAATGAACAGCCAAACAATGAAACCTTAATCCAGTCCTCTTCAAGGGACTTACAGATCATCGAGGACGATGCCTTCAGCTATGAGGGTTATCAGGTAGTGCGTGGAGAATTCTTCGCCCACACCTATGAACCATCCTTTACATTTAATGCCAACAAAGTATCCGTAAATACTGCATGTATCAAAAAGCTGCCTAAGACAGATTTTGTACAGATCCTTGTGAACCCAGATGAAAAGAAACTTGCCGTCCGCCCATGCCAGGAAGATGAAAAAGACTCCTTCCGATGGTGCTCTGCTACAAAGAAGCGTTCCCCAAGGCAGATCACATGCCGAATCTTTTTTGCCAAGGTAATAACCTTGATGGGATGGAATTCCAGTTACCGTTATAAACTGCTCGGCAAACTGATACGGTCTGATAATGAACTCTTATTCGTCTTTGACCTTACCACGCCCGAAATATATGTGCGTACAGCAAAAGACGATGGAAAGATAAAGACATCCCGGACACCTACATATCCAGCGGAATGGCAGAACCAATTCGGTGTGCCGATTGAGGAACACCAGAGCAACTTACAGATCAATATGTTTGACGGCTATGCTGTCTTTGGAATTTCAGAGAACACACCGCCAGAAGAACCCAAAAATCCAGCCGAACCACAAAAGGAGGAAACACACTATGAGCAATCATCCCTCTTCACAGCCAATCCTATGCATTGACTTAAAGAAAAACCGCATCCGAATACACAAACATACTCTTCATATGCTTGGTGATCCGGAATATATCCAGCTTCTGGTAAATCCCGACACCCATATGATTGCCGTCAGGAAAAGCGTCCGTCAGGATTACCTTGCCCACCATGTCAGGGCATGCTATTCCGACATTCGAAACAGTTACGAATTATACAGCCGTGAACTGCTCCAGACTTTAAAACAGACCAATGCGGAACTTTCCAATAACAGATCCTACCGCATCTATGGTGCAATAAATAAAAAAGAAGGACTGGCAAGCTTTTCCATGCAGGAATGTATCCTCGTGGATGAATCTGTCAGAATAGGTGAAATCGTATGAGTAATCATCAGATTCCAGATTTTGAAACCGATGCTGAATTTCTGCAGCTCATCCAACCAAGAGTAGAAAAATATATAGAAGATCTCGAAGAAGATATCTTCGATCATGGCTGTGATGAAGCTATATGCGTCTGGGGAAACATCCTCATCGATGGACATCTCCGTTATTCCATCTGCCGGAAGTGGGATATCCACTTCAATATACGCAGACTCTTCTTCCAGAGCCGTGACGAAGCGGAAGCCTACATATGTACAGAGCAGCTTAAACGGAAGGACCTCACAAGCGAATACAAAAAATATCTTATTGGCAGGCGCTTCCGGGCAGACATGAATATTGCCAGTGCTGATTTTCTGAAAAATCATCCAGAGAAACAGCTCAACGCAGACGGACAGATATCCCAGAAGTATGTACAGAAAACGGAGATTGCAACCATTATCGGAAAAGAATATAACTTCGGCTTTTCCACTGTTACAAAATACGATGTGTACGCAAGAGCACTCGACGAACTCCGCATAAAAGGACCGGAAATAACATCCAGAATATTAAACGGCAGTCTCCGTGTATCCCATGAAAATGTCATAGAGCTGTCAAGACTTCCCATCGAAGATATCAATGGACTTAAAAGACTGCTCAACAGCGGTTCGATCGACCGCATCGGCTACTCGCAGTTACGGCATGAACTGCGATGGCAGCGGCTTCCTACAGGAAAACCGGATTCCCGAAGGCGCAGACGTGAAAGGGAAAGTGCCGAGGCTGGCATCAAACAGATGCCCGTCATTGACCCAGATGCAGAACTGGCAAGCCTTAAATTTACCATTCCTTCATGGTCCAAAACCATATCAAGGACAATGGAACTTACGGATTTTCCTTCCACATCCGCTTCTGCCCGGCAAGAAGTCAGGACACAGATCATAAACCTTACACGAAAAATAAACAGACTGCTGACGCAGTTGGAGGAGGATTAAAATGACAGATGACCAAGCAATATCGGAACAAACTGATCTCATGCAGTATGTTCCAAAAGTACACTTTGAGCAGATTCCCATCAGGAATCTTGTATCCAACCAAGAATATCAGAGAAATCTTTCACAGAATCATGTCCAGCGTGCCGCTGCGAACTTCGATCTGTACCAGATAAATCCCGTAAAAGTCAGCCGCCGTAACGGTATCAACTATGTCTTTAACGGGCAGCACACCATTGAAATCGTGGCACTCGTCTCCGGTTCAAGAGAGACTCCTGTATGGTGCATGGTCTATGATGACCTCGTTTACGAACACGAAGCCGATATTTTTGCTAATCAGATGAAGTATGTAAAGCCCCTGCTTCCCTATGAAATATTCATGGCAAACATTGAGGCTGGGAATGATAAACAGCTTATCATCCGTGATCTAGTAGAATCTTATGACCTTTCCATCACCTCTTCTTCTGTTCCTGGCGGTATCTGTGCCGTTGCTACCCTTGAGACCATCCACGACAAATACGGTTATCACATGCTCGATCATGTGATCCGTCTGATTGTCGCAACATGGGAAGGTGCTGCCCAGTCCTTCAGTGCAAACATGATGAATGGACTAGCACGTTTTCTAAATGCCTATGGCGATGCGGTCAAAGATGATATTTTCAAAGAAAAACTGGGAAGAATATCCATCAAGGAATTGGCACGTACTGCCAAGGACAGGCGTTCCGGCTCTCTTGGATTTGCAGAGGCAATCCTTATCGGATATAACAAAAAATGCCGGAATCCGCTTCCGTGGGATAAGCTCTACACGCATAAACTCCCACAGAAGAAAGCTGATGAACCAGAACTGGAAGAAGAAACTGATGATATGCCGCAGAACGGGCAGCTTGACTTATTTGGCTTGGGTGATGAGGAGGAGGTTTCCGAATGATCATACGGAAACCTTTACCCTGCTGCCTTCCAAGAATGCAAACTCATATTTCTTTGCACCGAATATTGTTATTTCTTCCAAAACAAGCTGTGCGGCTTCAGGAACATACTGCTGAAGCTGTCCGCTTTCGGCTGCTTCCATCATCTGCCCCGCCCTTATCTTCTCAAGCGGAGTCCCATCTAATTTCATGGAATTCCATCTTTCTATATGCTTTTCCCGTTCACCGACCAATCGGTTGAATGCCTTTACAAATCCCTTTTCCAAATCTGCATTATCTACATAAGCATTGGTGCATGCAACTTTTCCATCCTTACGGTGATTCTTGCACTGCCATTGTATGATCCCCCTTGATTTCCATGAATGTCTTGTAAAAAGGCTTCCACATTCCCCACAGAAGATCTTTTCGCAGAAGGGATAACATTCTGAACCGTAACTGTAGCGGTCTGTCCCATGCTTCTGCATGAATTTCTCCCTGCGTTCAAATTCTTCCTGAACCGCATTCCATGTTTCCTTATCAATGATTCCCTTATGGCTGTCCTTTACATAGACCTGTGCGATCTCACCGTTGTTTTTGACCTGTCTCTTGGTAAGGAAATCTGCCGTATAGGTCTTCTGCAGAAGTGCGTCACCCATGTGCTTTTCCTGTTTTAAGATCCCTATGACAGTGCTTGGATACCACTTTGTCTGCCCGAGACACCCAGGAACTTTCTCTTCCGTCAGTTCCTTTGCGATCTGTGCCGGATTGATTCCGATAAGGAAGTCCCTGTATATCCTTCTCACTGTCTTTGCCTGTTCCTTATTGATGACAAGCTTCCCGTTCTCATCCTTATCATATCCGAGGAACTTGAATGTGTTAAGATGCATTTCACCGTTCTTGAATTTCGTGCGGATGCCCCATTTACAGTTCTCTGAAATATTCCTTGATTCATCCTGTGCAAGGGAGCTTAGGATGGTGAACAGAAGCTCGCCCGTAGAATCCAGTGTGTTGATGTTTTCCTTCTCAAATATGATGCCGATCCCTAAATTCTTTAATTTTCTGGAATATGCTAGGCAGTCCTGCGTGTTCCTCGCAAAACGGCTGATGGATTTTGTTATGACAAGGTCTATCTTACCTCCCTCGCAGTCTGCGATCATCTTTTTGAACTGTTCCCTTTTCTTTGTATTTGTACCCGAGATCCCCTCATCTGCATAAATACCGGCCATTTCATAATTCTCATGCTCATTGATATATTTTGTATAATACTCGACCTGTGCCTCAAAACTATGGAGCTGGTCTTCCTGGTCTGTTGACACACGGCAGTAGGCTGCCACCCTTATCTTCTTTTCCTGTACCGCCTTATGCCCTGTCCGCACCTTCTGGCTTCTTGCTGGTATAACTGTAACGCTTCTTGCCATTCTTATCATCCTTTCTCTGAATATAAATATCTTTTTTGATCTCTCCCCATCCCTTTATGATGGTGTCCGGAACCCTGGTCCCATCGCAGGCATCTTTTCCTTTCCGCTTTCTCCTGCTGCATACCCACGTGACTTTATGACTCTGGGGATTTACATATCTTACAAGTCTGCTTCCACATAATGCACAGAATATCTTCTCTCTGTAAGGATACTCTGCTTCAGTATTTTCTGGAATTGCTGGCGGCTGCTTCTTTTTATGCCTTCTTTTCCATGACTGCTCTTTTAAATAAGTAAATTCCTTCACTCCCTTATCCGATGCTTTCTCAGCAATATATGTGTTTTCTTTAAAATGCCACGCACTCCGGAGCACACCATCCGGGATATTAATGCCATCACAGAAGGTCTTTCCATATCTTTTTGTTCCACTGCACCCCCAGTTAAGTCTGTTGCCTTTGCTGTAGATTCGTTTGTAAAGGGGATATCCGCATTTAGCACAATAGATTTTATTCATGTAAGGATAATTTTCTTCCGTGAACTCCTCGATCACTGAGCCTTCCGCAAGATAATCCCGCTTTGCAGCCAATGCATTCTGTGCTTTCTGCCAGAGTTCAGGGGAAACAATAGCTTCATGGTCATCCTCGATGTACCATGCATCCACTTCTCCCCTGTTCCTGACCAGTTTTCTCTCTTCATTCACGAAGTGCTTATGCATGATGTAATCGCCTTTGTAAATCTCATTTTCAAGAAGACGAAACACGGTGCTGTCTACCCACTGTACACCGCCTACCGTTTTTACTTCGTTTTCATTCAAGTATCGTTTGATTGATGCAGGAGTATATCCGTCTGCTGCCATCTCATAGATTTTTCTTACCCATACAGCTTCAGCTTCGTCAGCAACAAATACTCCTCTCTCGTCTTTTGTATAACCGAAAGACCGCTCAAGGTACTGTACGGGAATACCTGCCTCATACTTTCTCTGATAAACCATCTTTGCACCAGCACTTCCGCTTTCACTTTCTGCCTGTGCGAATGCTGCAAGGATCGTAAGCATTAGCTCCCCTTCCCCTGACAGGGTATTGATATTCTGGAGTTCAAAAAAAACACCTACATTCAGTTCCTTCAGCTTTCGTGTAGCTTCCAGAACGATTGAGGTGTTTCTTGCAAAACGTGATACTGATTTTGTTAATATAAGGTCTATCTTACCTTTTTCTGCATCGGCAAGCATCTTCTGCAGACCGGGTCTCTTTTCTTTAAATCCCGATATGGCAAAATCACTGTAAACTCCGGCATATTCATAATTCGGATTGGCTTTTATGACCGTCTCATAATGCCTGACCTGATTTTCCAGCGAATTTTCCTGTTCATCCGCATCTGTCGATACACGACAGTATGCACAGACTTTTAACTTTCTTTTCTGCTCCCTGCTGCCTTCCCTGATCTGAATTTCCACAAGCCATACCTCCTTCCGTTTTGGTAGTCTATATATCACTCTGAAAGCCAATAATAGCAAGTGTTTTCTTGAATACCTTTCACCTTTCTTTCCTTGGCATAAACTGAAAAAAATACGGCTAACAGCCATTACTGACCATCAGCCATATTCCTATGCCTTCACGATATAATCTGAAGAAACAAATCCATAGTATTTTCCTGCAATGCGGATATAATACCACGCTTTTCCGTCTGACGCCTTTACGGTATCACAGACATCTACCAGATTCCCTCTGTACAGATATGGATAAGATTTGATCCGGCCATATTCCTTTCCTGCCCATTTGCGGACATTTAAGGATGAAGCCGTAACCTTCCCTACCCATTTCGGTGTTTTATTGATACCACCAGAACTGCTGCTCCCACCAGCATTCCCAGAAGAAGTATTCTGTGAAGATCCACTGTTGTATTTCGGTACTCCATATCCACGGATATATTTTCCATTTACCTGCAGGGTTCTCCTTCCTACTGCATTTCCTTTATTTCCTTCGATTACTGTAATCGTACTGCCGGATACCTTTTCTACAATTCCGACATGATCCGGCCATCCGGTGTTATCACCTTTACCGGAATCATCCCAGTCATAAAAAACAATATCCCCCGGTCTTGGAACTCTTGCATCATTTTCGTCCCATTCCCCCAGCTTCTGGAACAGGGCGATCATCTGACCGCATCCGCACTCTGTCGGGATAATATCCGTCATACCTGTCTTAATGGCACATGCTGATACAAACGTGGCACACCACGCATCGGTATATTTTACCGAATAATTTCTTGCCAATGGTCTGTGTACATTATAAGTATCAATGATCTTTTTATGGGATCCGTTTGCCTCACGGCATCCGACCCATGCCTTTGCCTGTGCAATCAATGTTGCTGCTGTTTTTGCCATAGTCTCTCGCTCCTTTGCATTGTCATATTTTCTCAGCTCATACTGCTCTACCAGAGCCATACAGTTCTTCACATAATCAGAACTGGTCGCAAAACTGTCTTCCCTGATAGTTTCCAGGTACTTCCTTGGATCCGTAATGCCTTTCAGGTTCTGATATCTGGAAAGCTGGATAAATTCGAAATATCCCTTTACTCCTTCTTCCATCGAAGAATAGGTACGGAAGTTGTCACGGATTGACGTCAGTGTTCCGGGTGTGTATTCTTCTTTAGTTGAAAGATTGACTGAACCACCATTCCACTTTGTTCCGCATTTCAATCCAAAATAGTTATGATATTTCGCAGCCAGGGTGCTTTTCCCCCAGCCGGATTCCAAAATTGCCTGTGCAATAACAGAAGAATGGACAAGAATGCCATACGCTGAAGCATACTTGTCCACATATCCTGCAACCGCTGTGATAAATTCTTTCTTGTTCATAGCGGTTATTCTCCTTTCTCTGAACGGTCATGGAGCTGCTCCAAAACCTCCTTGATTTTTTCCGGCACAGGAAGTCCCAGATGCGATGCATTTTCCAACAGGCTCACGCCTTCATTGGAAAGATAGAAGAAGACCACCGCTGTCCGTAACACACTGCCCGTACCGATCACCTGCACATCCAGGATGTTTGCAATTCCGACAAGCAGAAAGATCAGGACCTTTCTGCAGATTCCACGGAAGCCTACTGCACTGGATAACTTCCTATCGCTGACCGCACACATCACTCCCGTGAGATAATCGATCACAACGAATGCAAGCAGTGCATAGATCAGACCATCGCATCCGCCAAGGAAATATCCTAGCCATCCTCCTACTGCTGTAAAAACAAACTGTACCGTGTTCCAAAATTCCTTCATAATGAGTTCCTCCTTTGATTTTTGGGTATAAAAAAAGCACCTCCGAAGAGATACCAGTTACTAAAATTATGCAATGCGCTTCCACATATAACAGGTGATATAAGGCGGGAGGTTCTGACCGTTTCCAGATCCAGCTGAACTAAGCGTACCTTTTGCCGTAAAGGTATGACTGTGGGCTGTCGAATCCGTTTCCTCTACCAGTTCGCTCTGTGGACTATAATTTCCATAAGCAGCATTATATGATTCTCCCTCTGAATCATTATTGGGTGCTGCTGGAACAGGGTATGGAAGCGTATGGGAATGCGCTCCTCCTGTTACTGTGACCGCCGTTCCGGTAAAGGTATGCGTATGGCTCTGCAAATATTTGCTTCCACCCGTTTTTTCCACCGTAGAAAATTCTGAATCCGATGTATTCACCCCAATGGGAACACGTCCGCTTCCCCATGACTGCCATGTGCCGCCAAACAAGGATGCCGGACTGGTATTATTCACGGACATATAAATGCTGCCCACAGGATAAATCGCAGAAAATGTAATTTTCCCCTCTGCCACATTCTTCAATTCATCCAGCATATCAGCTACCTGAGAGCACAGATCATCATATATCTCCAGCCTTTCTGCTTCATTTGTTAAACGTTCCTCTTCAGCGGCTTCCCTATCGTTCTCGTTTGATACCCTGATTTTTTCAGCACTATTTCTATTAGCTTCCGCTGTCACACGGCTTTTCTCAGCAGATACATACCCTTCCACCTGTGTATTGATTGCATTGATGGAATCATAAATACTCTGCCTGACATCTTTTCCATATACCGCAGACAGGATCTTATTCAGATACGTTGTGACATTTGCCATCTTTTTCTCCCTCCTTCAGCTGCCTATACTCCATACACTTCATTTCCCGTACTTCTGACAGCACGCCTGTCAGGATTACATCAAGAAGACTTGCCGGAAGCCCGTATTTCTGTTGCAGTGCAACCACTGATTTTGTCATGTCCTCCCTTGCATGATCCAGAATCATGCCAAGAGGCATGGGATTCTGTTCTGTTTTATTCTTTTCCTGCTTTTCCACTAAATGCACCTCCCTCAAACAATGCTGTCATTTTTGTCATAGCTGATTCCATAGCAGTAACCTTACCTAAAACTTCTTCTAGCTTCATTTCAAGCGGTGAGCCAGACATCAGTTCCACTGTTTTTTCTGCCATTTCTGTTTTTCCTTCCTTTGGCTTTTCCCCACGGGGAAGTTCCAATTCGATTTCTTTTTCCACTTTATACCTCCTTAATTCCAGTATCCGACTATGATGCCGTTTTTTACCTGAAGCTTACTGTAAGTCCAGCTGATTGCCCCATTTCCTTTATCCGTAATATTCATGATGATTGGGATCGTTCCAGTAAATGCACTGTATCCGCCAGAAGAAACACCCGAAAGTTTAATGTTGTAGAGCGTATTCCACTCCCCATAAAAATCACAGCCCAGATGCAGCCCCTGTTCCGTATAGATACTGTTTCCCTGTGAAAAACACAGCATCGTGGTATAGGATGAAGCTCCGCTTGTTTTCTGATAACACCATGCCATATACTTTCCGGTATATTCCAGATCAAACACCAGCCCTTTGTGTGCTGCATTGCTTGACCACTTGTTAGTTCCAATCTTACCTACATAAGTGCCGTCCCTGTAAAAATGCTCCCCATTATAATTGAACTTTGACACCAGCTGATCAGAAGTATTAAATACCTGCAGTTCCCCGTTCTTTAGCTGGATATAATCCGTGATTCCATTCCACGCAGTCTGTAGTTCTCCTGCAATAAAGGAATCTGCATAAATGCTTCTGGCAGCAATATATTTCCCTACGATCTTTCCATCCATCGTAATGGCTGTTCCAAACGTCCCGTTATATCCCGTACTGGAATATCCCAGACCATTTAAATTCCATCGCCACACCTTTTTTGCGGTATCCTTATCTGCAGTATCCATGATCAGGATCTCTTCCGGTCTTGTCACCACATGCCCCGTGGTTGCTGCCGTGATCAGGGCTGTTGCATTTTCTATCGCCATCCTCAGGGTATCAGACTGTGGCGGCAGTGACTGGATCTTCTGTACAAGCGTTTGAGAACCATTTGTTGTACGTTCTGAAATTCCTGCCTTTACACTTGTTCCAAGCGTTACCGTATTATTCTGTGGATTCTGCAGGTCAATGGTAAGTGCAGTAACCGGAAAATACCGATCCATTCCGTGTGGTTTTGACACGACCCGGATGGAATCCCCCAGTTTGATCCGTTCGATATCCACATCCACCATGTTCAGGTCCACGGCATTGCAGGTCAAAGACAGGTTCTCAAACTGAATATCTGACAGATATTTCTCTGCTTTCTTCTTCAAATTGGCCGGCTCTCCGACATCCTCAAAACTCACAGTCCTTGTCACCACACCGTACACTTTTACGGCATCCGTGGATTCTATATACGGGACACTATTATTCACACTTTTAATCGTGGTATACTCTTCCAGTCCTTCAATCGAACTTTCCTCTAACCTTTTCCCAAGCGGGATCACCCTGGTTGCAATCTCAGATGCATCCGCATTTTCCGTATAATCAAGCAAATTGCTGCCAAATTCAATGACCTGTGTATTGGTATTATCATAGTCTGCTATATAATCCAGATAACGGGTCGTGCTGGAATGCCGGATCCGTAAATGTCCGCCAAGACGATCTACCAGCTTATCCTGAATATCATCCAGCGTATTTTCCCAGTTTGTGTAGCGGTAGATGCTGTCATTGCTATCTTCCACCGTCACCATCCCAGTAACAAACATTTTCGGATACAGGTCTTTTCTGTCGAATGTATGGGTGTAATGCCACAGAAGATTGGAACTGTTAGCATATGGATTATGGGCACTCTGCATATCAGAAACTTTCTTCGTTTCCACTGCCGTATAAGATGGAAGTGATGATATCGTTGCCGTACCTGAAATTTCGCTTGTAAACTCCACACTGTCTATGGAAAATCCATAATAGTTATTAACCGATGCATCCGTATGCCAGTACACATAAAAATCTCCTGCAGGTACAATAAATGTTTTCCCTGCCACATCATTAGCCCTTTTCTTTGTAAAAACGGCATATACCGTACTTCCAGACTTAAAGAAGAGGGAAAGGTTATCAAAAGAACCGCTTTCTCCTGCACATTTGGAGTTAAATGTGACAGCAAGCCGTTTTTCCATTGTTGTCTGCATATTATGGACAGCAAGCAATGCGTTCAAGAAACTACGCACAGTATAGCTGTGGTATGCCTTCGGTTCCTGTATTGAATCCAGAAGATATGCAAGCTCCCCTTCACACACCACTGTCTGGGTATTATAAAAATTCTTCTCCATACTGAAGATGCGTCCGTAGAAGATACTATCCCCGTCTTTTTCCACCCGGATGACAGAAGTCAGCTTTTTCATCTTGTCATGCATCGGATTCACTGCCGGGATATCAAACTCAAATGAACCGGATTTATTATCCGCCAGTTCCAGTTTGGTATTAAAAATGACCAGCTCCTGATCTCCTGGAAGATACAAAAGCTGATCGTCACAAAATACTTTATACATTTACAGACTCCCTCCCCGGAACTCAATACTCACTGTATATGTCCCGTAAAAATAAAGTCTGCCTCCGCTGACCGGAATGACCAGATCTGCAAAGCGGTTTCTGCCCTGCTGCAGGGTGTATCTCGTTCCATTAAAAGTAATGTAGTTTGACGCACTCTCATCAAGATTATTGACGTAAAATACTGGCACAACAGGGATACCGCTTCCTTCCAGAAGTTTACTGCTGCTGCCAGAGATGCTGATTCCACGGTAATCACGGATGATCCCTGTTTCAAAATTCAATACGTCCCACAGCCAATCCTCACTTGACACATTAATTTCGTATTTATACGCATCCGCATCTATCGTCAGGGTAAATGTACCGAGCCTTCCATTTCTGGAAAACCCCGAAACTTCTGCACGTCCGTGATAATACACATCCGGCTCCTGATCCAGAACAACCCGTACTTCTTTGCCCTGATATGCCTTCAGAAATGTCCGGTAAAACACCGGCCACAAATCTTCCCTTTCCATTTTTCCTAAAGAGAACTTAAGCTGTCTGGACTCATATTCCACCTGCCCTGTCAGTGTTTCCGTAAGGTCAATTCTGATACTGCTTCCAGGCACTTCGATATAATTAGTTTTCGGGGATGGCTCACTTACGATATCCGTATTGCCGATCACAAGACCATAATCTTTCCATGTGTGCTTTCCATTGATCGTTGCCCCAAATCCTGCGGTTGTATATTCGCTCATCAGACCATGCCCCTTTCTGCTTTAAATTTCTGCATGCCCAGTTTCTGATTGATCCCGGGTGCCAGTTTTCCTATCAGCGTTCCGTCATCCAGATAGATGCCCTTTCCGCTGTTTTCTGCTATCACAGCCAGATACTGCTCCATTGCTGAAGTATTCAGCCTGTTTGTCAGGATATTTTCCAGCTGTTCATAAAAGCCTTTCAGTGGAAGAACCGCTTCTTTTCCGGCTTCCCCTCCTGCCATAAGACTCGACCCGTTCATACCAAAGATGGTCGGTCCTGTCATGATACCGCCTTCCTTGTACCAATCGATATTCAGATGCGGTACACTTGGCGGAGCAAGTGACAATTTCCCACTGATACTGAAATGCGGTAACTTGATATGCGGAAGCGACAAATGCATGTTATTAAAGAACCCCGTGATCTTGTCCACGATTCCTTTAACAGTATCCCGTGCTGCCTCAATCGGTATAACGATTGCATTCTTAATTCCGTTCCAAACAGATACCGCTGTTGATTTGATTCCATTAAAAACAGAAGAAAGTGTATTCTTCAAAGCTTCAAATACGGAAGACACCTTGCTTTTAATGCCGTCAACGACCGTGCTGATTGCGGTTTTGATTCCATTCCACACCGTAACCGCTACCGTTTTTACTGCATTAAATACCGTGGTCACCATTGACTTAATGGCATTCAGCACGGTAGATATCTTTGTACTGACTGCATCCCAGACTGTGCTGATCACAGTCTTTATGGTATTCATGACTGTAGAGATCACCGATGCCACGGCATCGATCACAGTCGAAACCGTGCTTTTTATCGTATTCCATACGGAAATAATGGTCTCCTTACAGTTCTCCCATACAAAGCGGAACGGCAATGTAATGACATTAAATGCTGCTTCCAAAAGCGAACCAATAAACAGGATTCCTACCTGTACCACATTCTTGATGCTCTCCCATACTCCGGTAAAGAATGACGTAATCCCGTTCCAGATATTTGTAAAGAATGTAGATACGGAAGTCCATACTGCATTCCAGCTTGTCCCAAACCATCCAAGGACTGTATCCGCAATCCCACGGATAAGATTCAATGCTGCCGTAAAGATTCCAGTGATTCCATTCCAGATGCCGGAGAATATCTCCTTGATTCTCGACCACATCTGCTCCCAGTTTCCCGTGAAAAGTCCGATAAACACATCTAGCAGTCCCGTCAGTGCATCAAGTACTGTACCAAGAACTGTTGAAATGATACTGAATGCTGCTTCAAACACAGGTGCCAGAAGTTCACAGAAGCCATTCCAGATTTTTTTCAGTGTATTTATCACTGCAGTAAAATCAATATTAAGGGCTGCTAGCCTTTCCTTGATTCCTTCAACAAATGCCTGTACCTTCTTGACAATACCTTCCCAGATCGCTGTTATTGCATTTCGGAATTCCTCATTGGTATCCCACAGATGTTTAAACGCAGCTACCAAAACGGCTACCACGGCAATAACCGCCAGCACAGGTCCCGCTACCGCCCCAAGTGCACTTGCAAGCCCGGTTACCGAACCGCTGCTTCCTGCGATCTTTACTCCAAGACTTGCGATCCCTTTGGCAAGGAAAGAAAAGCCTTTCATCGCTGTCCCTACGGTTGAGATCGTTTTTCCAAGAATGATCAGGAACGGTCCGATGGCTGCAACCACCGCTGCAACACGGATGATCAGATTTCTTTGGGATTCATCCATGCTGTTCAACTTATCTACAAATCCCTGTATCTTGGAGACAAGACTCCGGATCACAGGCATAAGCGCCTCTCCAAAAGAAATGGCCAGACCTTCCACCGCTGATTTTAAGATAGTGATCTGACCGGACAGGTTATCAAGCTGTGTATCTGCCATCTGCTGTGCAGCACCACCGGATTCCGTAATGGACTTCTGAAGGCTGTCCCAGGTATCCCCGGTATTTGCAAGCAGGGAATTTACGGATGCCAGATCCGTTTTATTAAAGATCGTACTGATGATATTATTCTTCTCTGCAGAGGTCATGCCGTCCATAGACTTATTAAGGTCAGAAAGGATATCGTTCAGACTCCGCATGTTCCCCTGCGAATCATAAACCTGAAGGCCGAGACTCTCCATACAGGCAGCTGCCTTATCGGTCGGGCTCTGTAATGCAAGGATCACGTTTCTAAGATGTGTACCGCCCTCTGCTCCCTTGATACCATTATTGGCCAGAATACCAAGGGCCGTATTTAATTCTGCTGTACCGCCTTTTACGGATTTGGCAGTTGCACCAATGGTAAGGATTCCTTCCCCAAGCTGCGCCACGGATGTGTTCGTTGTCGATGCTGTTTTTGCCATCTGATCGACCATTGTATTGGCTTCATCCGTCTGCATGCCAAGGGCTGACATGGCATCCGTTACCATATCCGATGCAGATGCAAGATCGATATCTCCTGCAGCTGCCAGATTCAGTACCGTTGGAAGCGTATCACACATCTGCTGTGTATCATAACCTGCCAAAGCAAGGTAATTAAGTGCCTGTGCACACTCACTTGCAGAAAAGGCTGTTTTCTCTCCCATCTGCTTCGCCAGGGTACGCAGGGTATCCATTGTGTTTACTGACTGTCCATCCACCTTTGACATGGAATCAGCCGTAATTCCCATCGTGGCCTGTACCTGGCTCATGGAAGAATCAAAATCTGCCGTAGTCTTCACGGCTGCCGTACCAAGACCTGCAACTGCCGCTGTAACGGGAAGCATTTTTGTTCCGACACCGGATATCTTATTTCCGACTGACTCCAGCTTCCCACCAACCTCTTCGATTTTTGCAAGGGCAGCATTGGAATTTACTGCTTCCTGTGCCAGTTTTTGGAGTTCCTGTTCCGTTTCGATGATCTCCCTCTGAAGGGCATCATATTTGTCCTGTCCCAGATCCCCATTCTCCAGCTGCTGCTTTGCCTGTTCCTGTGCTGTTTTTAAAGCATCCAGTTTTTCTTTGGTAGAACCAATGGCATCCTTTAAGAGTTTCTGCTTCTGTGCAAGCAGCTCTGTATTTGCCGGATCCAGTTTCAACAGCTTATTGACATCCTTCAACGAGGACTGGGTCGACCTGATCGTTGCATTTACATTTTTCAGGGCTTTGTCAAGACCAGTGGTATCCCCGCCGATCTCGACCGTGATTCCTTTAATCCTGCTTGCCACCTGCACACACCCCCCGTCATGGCAGAAAAAAGCACCGATCACAACTAAATGATCGATGCTTATTTTCATAAAATCATAATTCTCTAAGTATAGGAAAAGCACCGCAAAATGCGATGCTTTTCCATTCGTCATATCAGGTTTACATTACCATTCATCTTCCTCATCAAACAGATTTCCTGCCGATGATAAAAAACCAATTTCCCCTGTATCCATATCCATAACCGTATGATCAGATAACCTCATTAAAAGATCACCATCTTCATCCACTGCCATGCTATCCGATATTGTATAGCCCGTCTTTCCATTAAACAGGTTATAAAAAAAGTTTCCCATACAAATACCTGCCTTTCTCAAATCCTAGTCATCACACCATCCAAAACCAAGATCCGGCTCATAATAGATCATATCTTGGTCAAAGTGATTCCTTGTTTTTCGGGCTTTTTCTTCGTTTGTTCTTCTCGCCCGGTATGCCTTATTATTCGGATTATTCTGATTGGCATAATCATTAAGCTGCTGTTTCGTATGAGTTTTACCAGATACTCCTTTTCTCTTAGCCATAGTTATCCTCCTTTCTTCCTGATTCCATTAAACAACCTGCAGAAGATAGCGGACACTTTTTGTCACCTTCTAAGCTGAATCCATAGAATATTTTCCAAGGATTATCCCTGCATAATTATTTTCTCAGGAGTGGAGAATAATTTCTGTATTCTTTCAAACAGAAATTATACAATATCATAATAACATGATTTTTCTGATGCTGCTATCAGAATTTATCAAAATCATCCTGCGTGGCGATCTTATTATATTTCACGCTATCATTTGCTTTTTCCGTCCACATGTCGATCACCAGCCCCACCGTCAGAAGATCCAGATCCGATATAGATATTCCAATCTCTACGCTGCGCAGAAGGAACAGCGGTGTTGTCATTTCCCGTTCACTTCTGCCAGGCCTTTTTTTGCTGCCACCTCTGTTGCAAGATTATCGCCCCACAGTTCCAGGATCTGAGGCAGTACCTCATAGATGGAAAACATATCAAACTGATCCAGCCAGTCATCAATGGATGCCGGGATGCTGTTATCCGCATGGTAGGCCATGATGTATGCAACATTCTCAAAGATCTCCAGGTCATCAATCTGGAACTCATCCCCATCCTCGGTCTTACACTTATAGGATTTTTCCAATTTCGACAGATCCTTAAAAATATCCCTCTTGAACTTTGCACGGTATAATCTCGGAACGGTCGCAGATGACCGGAACGGGATCTTTTTCCCACAGATTTCAATTTCTCTTTTTAACATATCCTTTCACCTTATCCTTTCGCACTGCTTTCTTCTGTTTCTGATGGAATATATACGGACTTATACCAGTTCGCATATGTCGCTGCATCCGTGGTATCTCCGGTACGGCTCTTTACCAGTCCGTCACTTCTCGGATCAGCCGTCAGTGACAGCTTCTCCGTTCCAGGTTCGATCGTATCCTCTTTTGTTTCGGATTCGATGGACGGGCGGGATGCCGTACAGTTATACATCACATGGCGGATACTATTCACATCCCCGTCAAATTCAAATAACAGGGCAAATTTTACACTTTCCCCGATGTTTGTACTTTCCACAAGCACGCCTTTTCCATCCAGCTTCTCCTGTAAGATCTCCGTCCGGAACCACTCCGGGATCAGTGCAATTTCCAGATCACCACTGTATCCGTTATTGGTCACGGAACGGAAATATACGATACCGTCTGCATAAAACGGTGTGGATTCCCCTTCCGCATCCAAGCTGATACTGACTGCTCCGGGGATTGCCTTTGGATTTTCATAAGAAAATGTTGTCTCACCGCTGCTGCTCACTGTTTCCTTCAGCTTTGCTGCATGGACATTTTTCAGATTATATTTTACTTTATTTCCCATGTCTAAACCTCCATCTCAAATGAATACAGGACTTCATACAATTTCTCGCTTTCAATCCATACCTCGGATTTCTCATAAAAAATACCCTGCTTATCCAGCACGGCTTCTACTTTCTGTTCTGCCGACAAGTCCTTACAGTCGGTATACAGTTCGATATGGACTTCCGTAATCTTCAGATACACCTTCCCGTCCGCAGAAAAATGATTACTCTGCGGAAGAAGATAGCATACAAACGGTGGCTCTGCTGCTTCCCCCTCTTCAAAGTGGTCGTAGGCAAATGGCAGTCCTGTTTCTTCCATCATCTTAACCAGATCATCCATTCCGGATCCCCCTCTCGATTTCTTCCTCAAGCTGCCGGATTCCATTCTCCTCTGCAGGTGCAATATGCGGTCTTGCTGCTACCCGGCCGCCTCCCCTTTTTGCATGTCCATGCTCCAGGAGATGAGCGATCTGGTATCGGTTTTTGGAATGTACCGTTACCTGCAGGGACTTACTGTCTTCCCCGGTCTTTTTGACCGCCCAGCTTTTTCCATAAGTTCCGGTCTTTTTCGGTGCTGTGTCTGCGATCTCCTCCCGGACTGTTTTTCCGGCATTCCTGACCGCCTTCTTCATCACTTCCGTAGTCAGACTGGAATAATCGTCCAGCTCCTTCATGACTTCCGATGCAAGGGCATCTGCTTTGATTTTCTTTGCCATCTTCAATTCACCTCACCGTTTGACCCGTTCCGCACGGATCCTGACGGATTTGTTTTTATACTGCACGTTATCAATAAACGTAATATTATAAAGATCCCCACGAAACCTGATGCGGTAATGCTCGCTGTCCAGGGCTGCCACCTCACTGCAGTACCGGATAATAAAGTCCAGTTCAGACTGGGCATTCAACTGCTTTGCTGCCCAGTATTCTTTTCCTGACAGGTTATTAGCATAAGCAGCACAGGAATACACATCTTCCCAGACTGCCGCATGGTTTCCGATCTTATCTGTTTTCACGGAACTTTTCTGGATCGTGATCCGGTCACGCATCAGTTCGATCATTAAAATTTCTCCTTCCGTATGCCAAAGAGCAGATATTTCACGGTCTCCGTCATGGTCTTATGGTCAGCTTCCTCTCTGTGCTCATAAAGATAAGCGATCACATACAGCTCCGCTGTCCGCACAACTGCTTCATGCTTCTTAAGTACCGCCGGAGTCCGTCTTGTTACATTTTTAATCAGGGCATTTGCAGTTTCCATCAGACCGAGGATAAAACTATCCTCGTCTGACGAATCCACCCTCAGATACCCTTTGGCTTCCTCAAGCGTTACAAACATTCAGTCCACCTACTTTCCGGCAGCTTTCACATCGAGTGTTTTCACTGCTTCAGACAGGATCAGCTTGCCGTCAACACGCTCGGAAGCGAGAAATCCAACCTGTCCCGTTGTAGCATAAAGCTCATTCAGTCTCTTGAAACTTCTGCCCTGGCGTTCTGCGATCCAGTAATAACTGTAATCACCGAATGCCATCACACGTTTTCCTGCTGCAAGCTCCGGCACATAAATGGATGTACGGTAAGGACGGTTCAAGATTCTGTCCGGCTCTCCTTCCCTTACAGAGGGCTGCCAGATATAATTTCCATTTCCATCCTTCAGTTTTCTGATCGCCTTAACGGTCGAATCATTCAGAAGCCATACCGCTTTGTTACGGTATGGAGCACGAAGGGAATAGTAAAGATCCATGACATCATCAAACGTAATGGTGGTATTTGCAGCTGTCACTCCTGTTTCAGCACCGCCTGTTGCGTTGAAAATACCTGTAGGTTTTCCTGCTCCGTCACCGATGAAAAATGCTTCTTCTTCCTTTGCACCGATTCTTCTTCCAAACTCCCTGGAAATATACTGTTCGATATTAAACACGCTGTCATTTAAAAGCTCATCTGAAACTTTGATCATGGTTGCCAGCTTATGAGCACCAATGGTTGTCTGCCCAAAACTGTCATTGGATTCTGTAAACTGACCTCCTTCATCGATCCATGCTGCCTCACCCTTTGATGTGACGATTGGAATCTTACGGTCACCGCTCGATGTCTTGATAACAGTAGCCAGATTACGGAAGAATACTTCATCATTCAGGGCTTCCACCAGTGTTCTTTCATACTCATCCGGCACAAGATATCCACCCTCGGAATCCGTACCAATAGAAAGAGCGTTCTGTACTTCGTATGACATTTTGTTTCTCATACCATTCCAGAACGCTCTTCTGTATTCATCGGTTGCCCTTCCTGTTTTTACCTCCCCGCCAGTTCCGGCATGCGGCTGGGTTGTGATCGGGGTGCTTGTTGCCTTTGCAAGCTCTGCATCAATGGCAGCCTGTCTTTCCAGTCTCTCGATCTCTTTTCCAAGATTTACGACATCCGCTTCCATCTTGTCATAGGTGGCTGCATCTTCTGCAGATACAAAACCTTCCTGTGTTCTCTTGGCATCGAGGAATGCCTTTGCAGCTTCCCATGCCTTCGCTCTCTTTTCTCTTAATTCTAAAATCTTACTCATAGTTCATATCCTCCTTAATGTGCTAAGAGACTCAGTCTCTTCTCCAACTGGTTGACTGGTATCATGGCATCCCTGTCGGATACCTTGGAAAGGAACGATTCATTCATCGCCTTGGTGGAAAACATCATGGAATCCTGCTGGAACGGGAGCTTCTTTTTTCCGTTTTTGTCCTTATCATCCTCTCCGTCCCCTTTCTCTCCATCACTGCCTTCCTCCGGTTTTTCTTCTGGCTCCTCCGGCTTTTTCTTTTTCTCATCCTCATCGGAATCAAAAAGGATCTTATCCGCAAAGCCAAGCTCCACCGCCTTCTTTGCATTGAACCAGGTCTCGTCATCCATCATGTGCGAGAGCCTTGCACGGGTAAGCCCCGTCTTGAATTCATAGGCATTCAGGATGGATTCCTTGACCTCATTCAGCATGGCGATCGCTTTCTGCATATCCTTCGCCTCACCCATTGCCATCGTTGCAGGATTATGGATCATCATCATAGCCACCGGGGATACACAGACCGTATCTCCTGCCATAGCGATCACGGATGCTGCTGAAGCTGCAATACCATCAATCTTGACCGTCACACTTCCCTTATAATCACGGAGCATGTTATAGATCTGGGCTGCTGCAAACACATCACCGCCCGGTGAATTGATCCACACCGTGATATTTCCATTTCCGGCATTCAGTTCATTTTTGAAAAGCTGCGGGGTGACTTCGTCCCCGTACCATGTTTCATCCGAGATCATGCCATTTAAAAAGAGCGTCCTTTCCATGTCAGGCACGCTCTCATCTTCATTCCTTATCCAGTTCCAAAACTTCCGCTTCATCGTTTACCTCTCTTTCTGCTGTTTTCCTGTGCAGGGAGTTTTTTCTCTTCCTGTGTCTGTCCGGTATCCTTCTCAGCAAATGCACCCGCATCTGCAAGTTTTGTCATAGCACCGTTAATAAGATACAGGCTTCCTCCTTCTTCATCTGGGATTGGATTCATATTCTCCATCTCACGGATGTCATTGGCAGAAAACCATCCGTTCTGCCTTCCAACCGCATAGCCGTTCATCCTTGACTGGTAATCCCCACGGAGGAGACCATCCACATTCAGCTTGATAAAATACTTTCCTTTCTCTCCCGGCAGAAGGAGTGATCTCTGTAAGGACTGCTCCCACCGGATTACCCACGGGTCAAGTGTGTATTTTACGAACTCCAAAGACTGCTGCTCAATATTGGAAAAGCTCGATTTATCAAGGTCACCTATCATATGCGGTGGTATTCTGTATAACCTTGCGATCTCATTGATCTGGAATTTCCTTGTCTCAAGAAACTGTGCTTCTTCCGGCGGGATACCTATCTGCTGGTACTTCATGCCCTCTTCAAGCACTGCGATCTTATGCGCATTATTTACACCCCGGTACACAGAATTCCAAGACTCACGCACTTTTGACGGGTCTTTCAAAACTCCCGGATGCTCCAGAACACCGCCCGGATTGGCCCCGTTTGCAAAGAAACTCGCCCCGTATTCTTCACAGGCAAGCGTCATGCCGACAGCATTCTTTGCCATCGCAATCGGGGAATATCCGATCAGCCCGTCAAATCCCAGTCCGGGTATATGAAGCACATCCTCGGCTTTCAGCCTAATATCGCCATACTCCTTGAACATGGGGTTTTCATCGCTGTTTCTGGAATACACATAATAAATGTTTCCACGGTCATCCCTCTGCACATCCATCTTATCTGGAAGGAGCGGATAAAGCCCAAGCACCCTTCCAGCACCGTCCCTTATGATCTGGGCATACGCATTTCCCCATATTAAAAGATGACTCATCAGTGTTTCCCTGAACACAAATGAAGTCATCTCCGGGTTCGGCTCGTCATGGAGCAGATAATATAAAGGATGGTCATGCACCAGCTTCTTGCCACCGTCATCCTGATACTCATATACATGAAGCGGTAAAGACGCCACTGCTTCTGCAAGGATTCTGACACAGGCATATACTGCCGTGGTCTGCATTGCAGTTCTTTCGTTTACAGGCTTTCCGCTTGTTGTCCTTCCGAACAGAAACGAATATCCCGCATCTGCTGCCTTGTCCACAGGTTTATCCCTCGCCTGTCCAAATCCAAATAAACTCTTAATTCCCATACGATACCTCCGCTGTTAAAATATTATAATTCCTCTGTCATCATATACACTTCCGTCACTGCCTTCGTTTCTGATTGCACGGTCAAGTGCCATAACGGTTGCAACAGCCCCATCGATCTTCTCCGTAGATTTTTCTTTATCCATTTTGATGTTTCCTGCGGGATCCTGACGGACAAACACATTATCCATCATCCACCGCAGCACCTTATGACCGCCATGTGCGATCCGCCCTTCCAGCGTCAGCTTCATCAGCTCCTTGGTCGGTGGACTCATATCCTTATATCCCTGTCCAAATGGAACAACGGTAAATCCCATGCCCTCAAGGTTCTGCACCATCTGTACTGCTCCCCATCGGTCAAAGGCGATTTCCTTAATATGGAATTTCGTACCAAGTTCATCAATAAACTGTTCAATGAATCCATAATGGATGACATTTCCTTCCGTAGTCTTTAAACACCCTTCGGCTGCCCAGACATCATACGGAACATGATCCCTTCGTACACGCAGTTTCATGTTATCCTCCGGTATCCAGAAATACGGAAGGATCACATACTTCTCGGTATCATTCCTTGGCGGGAACACAAGCACGAATGCCGTGATATCCGTAGAACTTGAAAGGTCGAGTCCGCCATAGCATTCCCTTCCGAGAAGCTCCTCTTCATTCACTGCAAAGGAACAGGCATCCCACTTATCCATCTGCATCCACCGGGTGCTCTGTTTCACCCACTGATTCAGACGGAGCTGCCGGAACACATTCTCCTCTGCCGCATTCTCTTTTGCACTGATATATGCATTCTGCACTTTCTCAATATCAATCGTGTATCCAAGTGACGGATTTGCCTTATACCACACATCCTCACTCGACCAGTCATCCTCATCAGAAGCCCCATAAATTACCGGATAAAAAGTCGGGTCGATCTTTCTTCCTTCAATAATATCCAGAGCCTTCTGATGCTGTTCAAAACACACGGAATTCCTGTCTGTCCCGGCTGTTGTGATCAGGAAGAACAATGGCTGTGTTCTGGCATCACCAGAACCTTTGGTCATGACATCGAACAGTTCCCGGTTCGGCTGTGCATGCAGCTCATCAAAGATGACCGCATGGACATTCAGACCGTGCTTGGTGTACGCCTCTGCCGACAGCACCTGATAGAAGCTGTTGGTCGGTTTATATACAAGCCTTTTTACGGACATGACGGGCTTGATCCTTTTCTTCAGTGCCGGACACTGGTCTACCATATCCACCGCAACATCGAATACGATGGAAGCCTGCTGTCTGTCGGAAGCACAGCCGTAGACCTCTGCTCCCCACTCACCGTCACCGCATGTCATATACAGTGCAATGGCAGCCGCCAGCTCCGATTTTCCGTTTTTCTTCGGTATCTCACAGTAGCAGGTATTGTATTGCCTGTATCCGTTTTCCTTTACCGTCCCATAAAGGGTACGGATGATCTCATCCTGCCAGGGGAGAAGTTCAAACGGAACTCCCCTCCACCTTCCTTTGGTGTGTTTCAGGCAGTTTATAAAATTGACTGCATGATCTGCTTTTGCTTCATCAAACATTATCCTGCACCGCCTTTCACAAGCAGAAGCTCCATTTCATCATTCTGCTTATCTTCCCCGCTGTCCGTGGAGATACGGCTTCTTGCAGACGGGGTCAGTCCGAACTGCTCACAGAACTTATTCATGATCTTCAGATATGTCTGTGCGATGGATACCTGCGGTACCTGCTGCCAGTATCCGCTCGGGGTCTTTACGATGGTCCCGTGCTGTGTAATAAACTCCTCTGCTTCTTTCCATCTCGCATATGCCTGACAGTATCCTGCGAATGCTGCCATATCTATTTCTGTCAGGATGCCGAGATGCTCCAGCTGTTTCGCCATCCTTCTCCATTCTTTCTTTGCCTCATCCTCAAGCCATGCCGGACAGCGCGGGGCTTTTTTCTCTGGCTTTGGTTCGCCCGTATTAAGGCTTCTCTTGCCCGGATTGCCCTCAAGCACCTTTACTGCCGTAGGCTTTGGTTTTCTTCCTCTTTGTGCCACTGTCCTCACCTCCCTGTAAAAATGGCAACAAAAAAAGACTCCCGAAGAAGCCTTTTTACATAACCGCTATCTGTTTGACCTGTGTATGGTCTCTATAATTTCTTCCTGTTCTTCCCTGCTCACGCCCATGCTTGCAAGTGCCTCACGGGTTCCACAGTCTGGACAGATAAGCGTCTGGTTATCTTCCCTTGAAAGGGCAGGTGTCCGTGTGTATCCTGCCCCGCATTTCGGGCAGATCCTTATTCTTAATGTTTCAGTCTTCATATCCTGCCTCCTTCACTGCCCTGATCTGTGCCTCGGAAAGATAATGCTCATCAAATCCGAAACTGATATAACCTTCAAGGCATGTTCTTACATAGGAAAGGGAAGGAATCCCGATTTTCCGCTCTTCGTGCATGATATACACAAAGCATTTTCTTTTTCTTATTTTTCCTGTCCGTATTCCCTTGATATCCAGTTCCATATCCTTTTTGTAATAAAAGACAGGGCATCCTTCATAACGGTCAAGTGCCTCTTCATCTGTTTCGGTAACAATCCAGACCGCAACGGGGACCTCACTGCCTTTCTTCGGCTCAATCGTAAGGTATGCCCCTGTAAGGCTTCCCTTGAAAAGCAGTTCGTAATCCTTGATGACTGACGTCCCCATGACCTTTGCGGTCGGACAACGCATTTTCATCTGCCGTAAATTCAGGTTGCTGCCATAAGCAATGTAATATCTTTTCTCCATAATGCTCCATCCTTTCTGAAGGGAACACCCTTCTACCACCTTAAGACCGCACATGGCGGTCAATACTCCAAGGTGACAGGAGGCTGTGCCCTTCAAGCTGCCCTTCCGCTTCTGAAAGCGGTGTCTCCTGCAAGTCTCTTTGTAAGGATGTCCCTTGCGGTCTTGAATTCATCCCCGATGAATCCGAGGCGTAAAAGCCATGTCCTCATTGCATATTTCGGATTTTCTGTCTGCTGCGGTTTCGGGCTTGCCGTCCTTACTTCCTTTGCCATCTGGCTTAAGGCAAGGCAGAGCTGGATGTAGCTTTTCAGCTGTCCCGCATGCAGTCCGTTCAGCTTTCCGTCAGCCGGAGCATCAAATTGGAAAAGCCTGAACTCGACCGTCCCTTTTGTAAAAGTAGCATGGTAGTTTAGCATATGGTATCGGCTGTCGTTGTAATGATGGTCTCTTCCGTAGCTTGCCCCGTTTGCCGTATACCAGATGTCTGCAAGGGCTGCCATCGTTTTCGGTTTCTTTTTATTGAGTTCCTTAAGGAATCTTGGGTCTACCGTTTTGCAGTAGCGGTTCATCCGCCAGCTGTCGAGGTTTAAGGCATCCGCTAAAAGATTCTCGTGTCCCGCCATGATGTTTGCAAGGTTTCGTAAAGTCTGCGGTGTGTGTCCGTTTGCTCCGATGTGGATGTGGACTCCGCATCCCCTTGTGGCATCACTCTTGGCTCCCGCATGTCTGAGCTTTCTTATCAGTTCCTGGAGAAGTTCGATGTCTTCGTAGTGAAGGATCGGTGTGACCAGTTCGCATTTTTTATCATCCGGTCCTGAAATGCTGCAATCCTTTTGGAATTTCCATTCCCTTCCGTTTGCATCCCATGCTGACCATGTATAATATCCGTTTCTGGAAGCCGTGTTTTCAAATCTTCCTGTTCCGAAAAATGCTGCTGCAAGTTCTGCCGCCTTATCCCTTCGGATGTTGTTCATCTCAACCTCGACCCCGATGGTCTGTTTCTTCATTTCCTCGATCTGTTTTGCAATCCTTTCGTTCATGGCTTGTACCTCCGTTTGTTTTCTTCCCTTTCGGTAGGTACATATTCGCTCTAAAACACACATATATCCAGTTATATCGCACCCATAAACTACACAAAGATTTGTTCCGAAACCTGTGTAAATTATGGCAAGTCCCTTTTCATCGGCATCATCATTTCTAAATATTTCTGAGCTTCATTTTCATCCATTTGTCCGAGTTTTTCGTACAGCAACCATTCTTCATCTGTCTGTGGTGCTGGCAGCGGATATGGATATCTTCCTAACAGATATTCCAAAGAGACCTGAAATTCATTGGCGATGCTGACTGCTTCTGCAATGCTCATCTTAACTTCACCATTCATAAGTTTCTTTGCTCTCTGTCTTTTTAAACCACATCGTTCTGCAAGTTCAGGAATTCCAATCCCATGAATCTTTACGATCTCCTGAAGCCGTTCTGCGATCACTTTTTCAATGCCATCTGTCTGCACCTCCCTGACCTCTGTCTGAGAAAGCGGTTCTATATCCTGTAACTCTTCCTCTGTCATCCCAAAAGCTTCTGCGATACACATCCGCTCCAAATGGCTGGGTTTTCCCCTGCCTCCAAGCAGCCGTTCCACCCGTTCTTCCTTTATTCCACATTTTTCCGAAAATTCCGTTATATCCATCTGATGCTTTTTCATCAATGCCATCAGCTTTCCTCTGACTTCTTTCACTTCATTCTCCCCTTTTAAAATTCTTCATCTGTGCAGAAGGTCATCCCCATCTGCAGTTTTATGTAGATATTTGTATAGCGTTCCCTTTCGCTGCCATCCGATTCCATCATGGCTCGAAGGAAGAACTGCTCCGCAGCTTCTTTTGATTCCCATGATTCTTCTTTTCCATAACATACTGTCACAATCTTATCCATCAGTCTTTTACCTTTCTCCATTCATCCACTCCATAGATCATCGCCAATGCCCCGTGTCCGTCCCATACCGTGTGGAGCTGTCCTGCATCATCCACAAATTCCACCGTTCCGATGGTTCCTGACGGGATCTTTCGGTAGGGGTCATCAAGGCGGATAAGCTCCACCCTGGTCCCCGCAGGATATTCCTTTCTCAGTCTCTCAAGTGTCTGTCTGTTTACTCCGAACATACCGTTGACCCCCTTTCTGCCCGACGGTTGGCTTTCCACTTTTTCGCATCTTCCGGAGTCCGGAATGCCGTATGGCCTTTCAGTCCCTTAAGAAAGAATGACCTTGTTTCCTTTCCTTCGCTCCCGCCAAATCCGATGGATACCAGCCATGCCCTCATGTAATATTTTTCATTCTCTTCAATGGTCTGTTTCGGATTCACACGTTTCTGTTCCGATGCTTTCTTTACCATTGCCGATGCAAGTCTGCAGTATTCCGTCATGTTATCGGTATGCGGAAATCCCGTGAACTCAATGATCCCGTCTGCAAAGGTGACACCGCTGCATCCGCCCTGTTCCGTAATGAACCCTGCTGCCGTCTCCGTATCTTCGAAAGTTCTTTCGGTCAGGGCATTTATAAGGCTGTCTGCTATGGAAATGCACTCCCTGCCGACTGCCCTGTTGATAAGGTACTGTTTGGAATGCATCATATTTATCAGGTTGATGATGCCCTGTGGTGTCATGCTGCCGATTGGTATTTTGATCTCCGCTTCCGGTTCTTTCGTCTGTGTTTCCTGTGTCTCTTCTGCCACATCATTCCGGAAAAGCACTCTTCTCACCTCGTCTTCCATGCTGTCATCTTCAAGTATGACCTTTGCATCCCTGTCCACCGTGATGCTCCCGATGCGGTATGCAAAGGATGGCGGTCCAAGGTATTCTGACCTCTGTCCGAAATGTCCGGATAAGGCTTTTACTAATTCTTTCCTGTTCTCAGCGTTTGTAATAATTTCCATTCTGCTGGTCTCCTTTCCTTTTGGTAGTACCATATATCACTCTGAATGCCCGTATAGTCAAGCAGATAATGGTACTTTCCAAAAGAAAATGTAATGTCAGCTTCTGGACTCCGGAAGTGACATCGCAACCGCATAAGCAACCGTTGCGGTGACTGCATTTCCGGCCTGTTTATAAAGCTGTGCATCAGAGTTGACGGCAGAGGCACGGTCAAAAAGCTCATCAGAAAATCCCTGTAAGCGGAAGCACTCCCTCGGAGTCAGCCGTCTGATGCGGCCGCCCCTCATGAGCGTTCCCATCTGCCCGGAACAGTCCAGTGTCTGGGAGCATCCTTTTCCGACCCGTCCCCTTCTTGTCTCACTGTCTGGGTAGGCAAGGTTGATACCGTCCCCTTCCCGTGCCACTTCATATCCTGCCTTCGTGGCATTTTTTACTTTGACGAAATCCACCTTTTCACAGACATACACACCGTGCCTATCCTGAGAGGTCAGGGTGAACATCGGCTCTCCGTCCTCTTTCATCCGTCTTCCGTTCTGCCGTTTCTCCATCCGCTCCGGTGTAAGCACCGGGTGGACTTCCAGCACGGCTGAGTTCATGGCGGTATGGTTGGTCATCCCGGCTGTGTACCTCGCTGTCAGACATCTTGCCGTATCCGTGATCTTCGGATCATGGTTGCTCTGGTCGATGAAGTAAAGACCCGTCTTGGCCCCGACACCGCCCGCATTCCCCACAAGGGTTGCGGAAATGCCGTCCGTCCCATAAACACGGTAGCCCTGCATACCTCCTATAAGCTGGTTAAGAGCTGCTGCGTTTTCTCCGGTGAGAGGTAATATTTCTCGTCTACCTCTGCTTCTAAGATTTGCGATAATGAACACACGCTCACGGTTCTGCGGGACTCCGAAGTTTTTGGAGTTAAGCACCTGCCACCGACAGTCATACCCTGCTTCGTCCATTTCAGACAGAACTGAGGCAAAGTCGAATCCTGCATTGATCGATAACAGGTTCTTAACGTTCTCAACAAGTAGGTATGAGGGTTTAGCACTTTCCTCTTTGCCTTTGAGGAGGTCAATAATGTTGTAATATATTCCACTTCTTTTTCCGACCAGTCCCCGCTGTTTTCCGGCAACGGAGATGTCCTGGCATGGGAATCCGAAGCACCAGATGTCTGCATAGGGGACATCTTCGGGTTTGAGTTTTGTGACATCATGAGCTTTCCACTCTCCTTCCGTATCATACATTGCCTCATATGAGGCTCTTGCAAATTTATCATATTCACAGTACCCGATGCATTTATGGCCGGCAGTTTCAAGACCGAGCCTGAAGCCGCCGATGCCGGAACATAGATCAAGGAAGGTCATCTGTTTCATTATACTGCCCTCCCCTACATAATTGCTGATATGAAATTTTCATATCGTCACGGATGACAAATACATCCGCATCTGAACCACACTGTTCAATGTAGCGGTTTACGATCACATCCACAAACTTCTCATCCAGTTCGATACCGTAGCAGATACGGTGTGTCTGCTCACAAGCAATCAGCGTAGAGCCGGAACCAAGGAACGGATCAAGCACGATGCAGTTGCTCATGCAGGAATTCTGGATCGGATATGCCATAAGCGCCACAGGCTTCATGGTCGGATGGTCCTTGCTTGCCTTCGGACGGTCATATTCCCATATGGTGGTCTGTTTCCTGTCGGAATACCACTGATGCTTCCCGCCTTTCTTCCATCCGAACAGACACGGCTCATGCTGCCACTGGTACGGGCTTCTTCCAAGAACCAGTGCGTTCTTCTTCCAGATGCAGCATCCGGAGAGATAAAAACCTGCATCCTTGAATGCCTTTCTGAAATTCAGCCCTTCCGTATCCGCATGAAATACATAAATGGAAGCATCCTGTTCCATCGACTGCTCCATATTTACAAATGCTGCAAACAGGAACTTATAGAAATCCTCATCCGGCATGTTGTCGTTTTTAATCTTGCCGGCCGTCTCCTCGACATTTACATTGTATGGCGGATCCGTCAGGACAAGATTTGCTTTTTGTCTATCCATCAGCTTATCGTAAGTTTCCGGCAGAATGGAATCACCGCAGATGACACGGTGCTTTCCAAGCAGCCATACATCACCTGTCTTTGCCACGGTCGGTTTTGCAAGCTCCGCTTCCACATCAAAATCATCTTCCGTGATCTTCTTATCATGTACGGAATTAAAAAGTTGTTCGATCTCCGGCGGTTCGAAACCCGTGATGCCGACATCGAAATCCGAATCCTCAAGGTCTTTGATAAGGTCAGCCAGGAGTTCCTTGTTCCATTCGCCCGTAATTTTATTGAGTGCTACATTGAGTGCCTTCTCCTTAGTCTTGTCGATATCGACCACGATACATTCCACTTCCGTGTATCCGAGATCTGCAAGGACCGTGGCTCTCTGGTGTCCTCCGATAATGGTCATGTCTGAGTTGATGATGATCGGCTCGACATAACCAAACTCCTTAATGGAGTTCTTGATTTTTTCATATTCCTTATCACCCGGTTTTAACTTCTTCCTCGGATTATAGGAAGCCGGGATAAGGTCTGCTATTTTATAACTCTGAAACTGCATCTTCCATATCCTCCTCTGCTAAAAATCTGTGCCGGAAATAACATTCACGGCCGCAGTATTTTCTGTTCTTGTTTCCATAGGAAATGAAAGGCTTCCCACACTGCTCACATACAAGCGTGTAGGAAGCCTTCTCGCTTTTCTTCACTGCTTCCGGGTGTGCCTTCCACCATTCCCTTCTGCATTTTTCACAGCAGAACCTTCTCGGTCTGCCGGTCTTCGGCTGCGTGATCGGATTACCGCAGAAGTGGCACACCTCTTTACCGTCCACCATGAGTTTCATATTTTTTGAAACCACCGTGGCGTATCCGGCAAGGTTATGTCTCTTGCAGTAATTCCTTACGATGTCACGGGACAGTCCGATTGCCATCCCGATGGCTTTATAGCCCATCCCCTTCATCCGCATCTCATTAATCTGCTTTGCCTGTGCGTCCGTCATCCTTTCCACTCTCCTTCCGGCACACAAAAAAAGACCGGAAAAACAATGTTTTTACACTGTTTTCCAGCCTTAAATAATGCTTTTTTCCTGATTTTCCGGCAAAAGAAAATACCCCTTTTTGCCGTGTTTTAAGTACATTCTGCGAAAATTACCATACCCTTTTTATATCCCCCCTGTTTAATTCTGCGAAAATTCACGCAAAGGGGGCCATCGGTCTTCAGCGGTTCAGACTGTAGAGATTTAGATACCCCCACGGTCTGCCGTCAGAACCGATACTCAGGATTGTTATCTTCGTTCCATGTCTTTTTATCATGACAAGGCTTGCAAAGGCTCTGCCAGTTCTTCTCGTCCCAGAACAGGACGGGATCGCCACGGTGCGGTCTGATATGATCGACCACAGTTGCTGTCACTGCATGGCCTTCCTTTAAGCACTGAACACACAAAGGATGTGCCTTCAGGTATCTTGCCCTTGCCTTCTGCCACTGCCTGTTGTAACCACGCTTGCTGCTGCTCGCCCTGTCACCACGGTGCAGTGCTTCATGCTCCTCACAGTACAGTCCGTCTGTCAGCTTTGGGCATCCGGGGTGTCTGCACGGCTTCTTTGGTTTCATCGGCATCTGCCATTCCTCCCTTCTATGTACACGGGCGGTGTGAAAGGATTGAAAAGACACCGCCTTACGGCAACATAAAAAGGAGCGTTTCCGCTCCCTTTCTTTTTTGCCATCTTAATCATAGCAGATACAAATTAAAAAGTCAGTAAACCATTAGTGCACCTTTAGTAAACCTCTAGTGCACCTATTCCTTTAATCACTCGACAGATGCCAGCCATTCTCGCTCTTTACAGGAAATCCATACTCTTTTCCTGCCCACTCCCGCTTACCAATTGCATTATCAATTACTGGAAGTAGATCCCACAAATGACCTCTGGTTTCCATACTAAGTTTTGGATTCAGATATGCCTTCTGAACAGAATCTCTTACATCCTTAAGCTCTTCTAAGTCAGCTTTTTCATACCATTTAGCTGATAGCGGTTTGCCTTTTTCGATTTCATCTTTTAAAGTCAGCCATACATTTGTAATACTATCCTTATTCTTCAGTCCAAGTATCACTGCAATAACTGCTGCAACACTCACCCCCGCTAAAGCAAGCTGGTCTTTATGTTCTTTAACCCACTTAACAAATCCCTTCTTATCATTCTCTATCTCTTCTGGATTCTTCTGTTGTACTTCTTCCATCACCAATACCCCCTGCTATTCTTCTATGTCAACACAATTGCCGTTCTTATCTATTGTTCAAAAAACTGATTTCCAGATAATCTGGACCAAGATAATGATTTCGCAGCCTTGGCCTGTTTGGCATACTTGGCACATTTAGCTGGCTTCGCATATTTAGCTCCTTTGACTGGCTTTACACATTTAACTGGTTTTACTGGTCCAGAGCCAGTTGCATTTTCCGTAAAGAAAACGCAGCAGCCATTTAAATCCCTAATCCAACCATCTTCAAACCAGCCAAATTGATGACCATTAAATCCGTAAACGGCATCACCATATAAATATGCTACTGGTCTTCCATTAAAAAGATAAATATGAATTCCGTCATCATGTAAATACGCTATTGCTTTGCCATGTGAATCATAAAAAGTCATAACCATCCTCCTTTTCGAATTCAAATCTGATTAGTTTCAATGTGCTTTTATATATTAATATTACCATAACGCAAACAAAAAAGACAGCCGTCTGACTGCCTTAATTGTACTCTGCATATGCGCCTATCTGTATCTGGAGTGCCACTGTAATCTGGTCCATGACCATGTCATCCAGCACTTCCCCGATTCTTTCTCCGAGCCTTGTTTTATCAAGGGTTTCCACCTGTTCCGCCAGTGCCATGCTCGGTTTATTCAGACCGCTGCTTTTCTTCAGTGGGATCTGCACATGGGTCGGGAGATACTTCTTTTTCCACACCCTTGCCGACAGCGGAATGACCGTAACCACAGGTGAATACTTATTTGCCTTATTATTACTTACCACCAGTGCCGGACGAATACCGCCCTGTTCACTTCCGGCCTTCTCTCCAAAATCCACATAATAAATATCTCCACGCTTACACATAAAAACCTCCTATCCGAGGACAAATGCTTCCACCTGTCTGTCCCTTAGTTCATATTGTTTATCCAGTTCCTTCAATGCTGCTTTCCTGTATTTCCCGATCATCGTATGGCTCACATGGTATCTTTCCATCATGATATCCCATGTCATATCCTCATCCAGAAGATCCGTGATAATGCTTCTATGTCTTTCATCCAGTCCGTTCACTGTATGCTCGAAAAAATCCAGTTCTTCCTTCAGGAACATATATCTGTGGAAAAGGAAATCGTACCACTCGTCATTCTCCCTTTCCATTGCAGCCTTATACTTGACTGCTATGTTTGCCGTTTTATCGGAAAGAGTGCTCGTCTGCACCCTTTCCCCTTCCTGATGGGAGTAAAACATGGAATCGATCATATCCTGTTCGCTCACTCCCTGAAACTGACGGAGCTGGAACTCAGTCACGGTCAGTTCCTTTTTCATATTCTTATATTCCTTCATCATTACTTCTGCCGTCATCCGTCATACCTCCAATCCTTGCCTTTACTGCTTCTATCATTGCATTCTGTGTAGTATCCTTTTTTTCGATTGCCCGGAGGATATCTTCATCGACCGTGCCTTCTGTCACCAGATGCTCTATGATGACCGTGTGTTTCTGACCCTGTCTGTAAAGTCTGGCATTTAACTGCTGATACAGTTCAAGGGACCATGTAAGCGAGAACCATACGATGGTCGAACCGCCTTCCTGAAGATTCAGTCCGTGTCCTGCCGATGCCGGATGGATCAGCGCCACCGGGATCTTTCCTTCATTCCATTCCTCGATATCTTTCTTGGTATTGATATCCCTTGCCGGAAACCGTTTTAATATCCGCTCCCTGTCATGCTTGAACCAGTATGCAACCAGAAGCGGTTTTCCGTTTGCCGATTCGATCAGGTCTTCCAGAGCATCCAGTTTTCTGTCATGGATATTACGGACATTGCCGGATTCATCATAGACCGCACCGTTTGCCATCTGCTGAAGCTTGTTGCTTAAGGCTGCTGCATTTACCGCATCGATGTCCTGTCCTTCCCCGTATTCTAGGATCATTTCATCTGCCATCCTGTCATAAAGTTCCTGTTCTGATTCTGACATGGATACGGTCACACGGTTGCTTATGCATTCCGGCATATCAAGATAATCCACGGCTTTCATGGAAATACTGATATCGGAAATCAGTTCATATATTTTTTCTTCTGCTCCTTCCCTTGGCTTATACGAAAAGATGATCTCACGATTCCGCTTATCCGGAAGGAAGAACCTGTCACGGTATCCTCCGATGTATCTTCCAAGTCTCTGCCCCATATCAAGGATCCCTATCTCTGCCCATAAGTCCATGAGGTTTCCCGGTGTTCCCGTAAGCCCGACCACACGTTTTGCCATCGGCCTTACTTTTTTCAGGTCTTTGAACCTCTGTGCCTTCGGTGACTTGAAGCTCGACAGCTCATCGATCACGACCATGTCAAAATCAAAAAATATGTTTTTTGTCATCCAGGAAACATTGTCCCTTCCGATGATCGTAACATCGGCTCCTGACAGAAGTGCTTCCTTTCTCTGCCCTGCAGTTCCCATTGCCACGGCAAATGTCATGCCGTAAAGATGCTCCCACTTTTTTATCTCTGCCGGCCATGTTGTTTCTGCCACACGCTTCGGTGCAATCACCAGGATCCGCCTTACTTCAAAATAGTCAAACAGCAGAAGCCACAGTGCCGTAAGCGTGATGACCGTTTTGCCAAGTCCCATGTCAAGGATCAGACAGCTCACGGGATGTCCGATTATAAAATCTGTTGCATACTGCTGATAATCATGTGCTTTGTATTTCATCAAGGATACCTCCGATCTGTTCGATATTATCAACTACATAAACTGGAAAGCCTAACCTCTCAAGCACCCTCTTTCTCTTCAGCTGAAGCGGTCTCGGCTTCTTACCCGGTGCTTTCAGTTCCACGAATGCCATTTTCCCGTCCGGCATCAGGACGATGCGGTCAGGCACTCCATTCATACCGGGTGATACGAACTTTAACGCCATGCCTTTCCGCTTTTTCGCTTCTTCCCTCAAATGTCTCTCTACTGTACTTTCTAGCAAAACCAGATACCTCCTTTGCCGATTGCGGTTGCCATATGCCTTTAACTCCTATACGCGCATATATACATGAATTGCTCTTTTTATCTTTATTTTTAATTCTCAACTGGATTTAATGGGAAACTGGGAAACTAAGAACCGCAACCCCTTATTTTCCAAGGTGTCAGCACGGTTTCCGACTACCGTTGCCCATCTGCATCTGGGAAACCTCGGAAACCGCCTAACGGGTTTCCTCTGGTTTCTCATCCATCCTCACAAAAGTCTTCTGCACTCCGTAAAGGGGGACTTTGGTCTTGCCCGTGGTATTGGAATCATACTTCTTCCATCCCCCGATCTTGTTTAAGATGCCTTCGATCTCATAGGAATCCGCCTTCTTTAAGTTCTGGCGCTCCTTGCCGAAGCACTCCACCCAGATCTCCATGATGCACACACGCTCACGCATGACCGTTCCTTTGACACCGACCGTCTCGAACTCACCACCGCCAAGGAATGCCCTTCTCTGGTAGATATCCATTGATGCCCAGTTGTCCGGCAGCAGTCTGTCAAGATAGTCCTGCACGATGCCCTCACGGTCATCCGACTCCATTGCCTCCTGCTGCATCTTATACGCTTCCTCTGCCTCCGCACCTTTTAAGAACAGCTCCTCGCCCTCGTTATACAGATGGATTGCCTCTGCCCAGATCTGGTCGACACAGTCAAGCTCCCACGGATGGTGTTTTCCTGTCCCCGGCACATGCACGGGCCAGAATCTTCGGTTGCCCGTAACGTCACGAAGGAATCCGCCCTCGGAGTTTGTGCTTCCCACAATGATGCATTTTCTTGGATGTGACTCTACATTGACCCCGTATGCCTGACGGAACTTATCATCCTGACGGGTGACAAAGGATTTTACTACTTCGACTTCCGTCTTGCGGATACCATTCATCTCGCTGATCTCAAGTATCCAGTTTCCGAGCAGCTTCTCGGCAGCAGTCTTATCCCTCATATCCGAAATGGATAAGGAATCCGAGAACCACTGCTTTCCAAGGATGGCAAAGAAGGTGGATTTTCCCATTCCCTGCGGTCCGTTCAGCACGAGGATGGAGTCGAACTTTACTCCCGGCTTATAGATACGTGCTACCGCAGCCACCAGTGTCTTGCGGATGACTGCCCTTGTGTACGGTGAATCTTTCGCACCGAAATAGTCGATGAGCAGTGTATCGATACGCTCCTGTCCATCCCAGTGAAGCGTTGCAAAATAATCCTTGATCGGATGGTAGAGCCTGTCGGATGACACCACGGCAAGCAGTGCATCCTTAAACTTGGTCGGTGACCAGATCCCGTACACCCTCTCGAAATACACCTTTGCATTTGCAAGGTCAGAATCGTTCCATCCGGGTTTTACCTGTTTCCACGGAAGCGAACCGATGACATCAATGGTATCCTTGAACTCGTTGTACACGATGTGCTTGAAGTTCTCATCGTTGCGGATGATCAGTGCGATGTTCTGCAGGGTATCCTTGATATTTCCCCTACGGTCAAGTACCAACTTGTTCTGCCAGTCCTCATCCGGCTCCGTGGAAAATTCCTGTACCGCCAGCTCCTGTCTTTCCTTGGCAAGTGTGTTCTTCACTTCTTCATCTGCAGAAACAAAATCCTGCATGGCTTTAAAAGAAGGGAGTTTTCCCGGCTCTGTCCCTTCGGCTACCCTTGCATCCTTGTCACCGAATTTATGAAGCCTTACCACATCAAACGCATTCATCAGCTTTCCGCAGCATGGGTCTGTTGCATGGTGGCTGTATACGAACAGGTCATCGTAGACCACAACTCCGGCAGCCGAGTCCGCTGGGATATAATCATATCTTCCGGGGATTGCCCTTGAATGCCTGTACACATCTGGGATGAATTTGTCGATTGCCTGTGTCACCGTGTATGTGCGGTTGAAGGCCCCAATCAGCCCGTCCTTGGAAAGCGGGTCAGCCTGTTTTTTTATATCCCTCTGCACAACGGATGCCTGACGGTTGCTGACCGGCCATGCTGATACATCATGCCAGTCCTTATAACGGGACAGCACTTCATCGGGATCGACTTCGTTCCCTTCGATCTCCTGAAACACATACTCACCGTCACTGGAAGTGCTCGGCCAGTACATCAGTCTTGATGGTTCATAGGTGGAATCATCAAAAAGCTCAATGCCGATATCCGATGCAAGCATACGGCTGACTGCCCCGTACTCATCGGGTGTCACATCCCTTGTCAGGAATATGATGATACGAAGTCTCGGTTTCTCCGGCGTATGCTTATGTGTGGAATACACCACCATCTTCATGTCAAAGAACATTTCCAGTTCATCTATGATGCCCTGTGTTCCGTAATCCATATCAAGCGTGATGGCGGATCTGGAAATCACGCAGTCCTTCTTCCTGCGTCCGCCCTTCAGCTTTCCAAGCACGAAACCTCCGACATCCTTGATATTGTCCTGCTGCCCTTTCGGCATCTTCCTGTACTGCTCCATTGTTTCCGCAGTATATTTTGTCTTGGACAGACGGCTGACAAAATCTTCGTATGCCATATCCGTGCAGTTAAACTTTTTATCCATTCTTGAGTTTCCGATTGATACAAACATGTTTCCGCCTCCTAATCTTTCTTGTAAAACGGACTTTCAAATCCGGCAGCCTTAAGCGGAAGCCCCTCACACCAGTCAGGGCATACCGCCATGATCTCATTTACTTCTTCCACCGAAGATGTCCCCTCCGGCACTTCAAGCACCACCTCATCATGGATGTGGCACACAATATCAAATCCCTTCTTTTCCAGACGCAGCATCGCTTCTGCCAGTACATCCCTTGCGGTTGCCTGAACGATGTTCTCACAGAATTTCGCCCCGTAAGATTCGATTCTCGTCCACTTGCGGTTCGTGCCGACACCTTCATAACTGACACTTTCCGAACCGAATCGGTTCACGGTCATCCTCGGTCTTACATAAGACAGCATCCTTCCTGACGGCAGTGCAATCTTTAACATCCCGGACTGGTAATATACCGTTACCCTTCCGACCGTTGTCATCTTCCGCTCCTTCACGGCTGCCTTTACCGCACCATCAATTTCATACCAGTAATTCACGATGTGCGGATTTGCCGTCCGCCACGACTGTACCAGCCCCTTCAGTTCCTCTTCTTCCACAAAATTTAATGCTCCCATGCTGACAAGTGCGCCTTCCGCACCGCCATACTGACAGGCGAGTGATGCCACTTTTCCCCTTGCACGGTACGGGCTTCCTTTTGTGATTTCTTCGATCGGGATATGGAACATCTTGGATGCCGTCTGCTCATAGATCTTTCCTGCACCACGGAACTCCTCCATGACCCATCCCTCTCCGGCAAGGTATCCCATGACTCTCGCCTCGATTGCGGAAAAGTCGCTGACGATGAATCTGCATCCCGGCTTTGCCACGAATGCGGTACGGATCAGTTCCGACAGCACCTCCGGGGTGGAATCGTACAAAAGCTCCACAAGGTCATATCTGCCTTCCTTTACGATGGAACGTGCCAGTTCCAGATCTTCCATGTGGTTCTGTGGAAGGTTGTGGATCTGTACAAGTCTGCCGGCCCATCTTCCTGTACGGTTGGCCCCGTAAAACTGTAATAATCCATGCACCCTCCCATCAGGGCAGACGGAGCGTTCCATTGCCTCATATTTCTTTACCGAGGTCTTTGACATGGAAAGCCTGAGCTTCATCATCTCGGATACTTCCCCTTCCGTTTTTTCCACCAGTTCTTCCACGGCAGCCTTGGCAAGGGAATCCACCTCAATGCCTTTTTCATTCAGCCAGTCCTTAAGCTGTGATACGCTGTTGGGATTTTCCAGTCCCGATATCTCATAGGCCCTCTTGGATGCTGCCTCCTTATATAAAAGGTCACACGCCACTGCATGGCTGATCAGTTCACGGTCAACCATGATTCCACGGTCGTTGATCCTCTGGTCCATGCAGTAAAGCTCCTGTTCCCTGTCTGTTATAGGGAATTTCGCCAACTTATTTCTGATCTGTTTTTCCACATCCACGTCACGGATGCAGTATGTCTTGAACAGCTCCCATTTCTCAGGAGCATCAGATGGAAGGTTTCTTGTCCTGCCCCCGTTTGCCTTGGTAGGCTTGCACGGCATACAGAAATAGCGGATGAGGTCTTTTCCTTCCGACATTTTCTTCTTATCAAGGTTGAGTGCTTCCCCCACACCTTCCAGTGACAGCGGGAGCGACAGCATGGAGGCCTGAACTGCCGTGCATCTCCATCCTTCCGGCTTTAAGGAAAGCCCGAAGAATCGGTTGATACAGTTACGCTCAAAGGCAGCATTGAATGCTGTTTTTACCACGGAATCATCCATAAGGCATTCCATGATCTCATCCGGCATCGTCTGCCCGGATGCAAGGTCAATGATCCTTGTCGGTTCATCATTCAGACTGTATGCAAACAAAAGGATCTCGAACTGCTCCGATGCTGCATATCTATGTACCCCGCAGTCCGGGAGTGATACATCTGAGTAAGTTTCAATATCAATTGCAAGTGTGTCCATAAGCCTGTCCCTCCACTCTTTTCTTTATTCTGCTGATCCCCGTTCTTGCTGCTGCCATATTGCCGGACTTCATCTGTCCCTTGATGGTGCGGTATGTGTTATACGGGATATACTTTTTTATGCTGTTAAGCTCTTTCATCAGTTCTTCCATAAAATAACATCTCCTTTATGTACACGGACGGTGGAAACCACCGCCCGGTTTAAAACTGCCGTTGTGCTCCTATGAGAGGAAATCGTCCTCTGCATCTACTGCCTCGAACTCATCCTTGGCATTAGCTCTGGAACCGAGAGGCTCTCCGTCCCTTAACTTCTGTACATTTCCAAGTCCTGCCGCGATCCCCTTATTTCCGTTGCTGTTGTAAGCATAGAAAGTAATGGATACCCTTCCGTAGCAGCCGGAATATACCTCGCTCTGGTCAAGGATCGGCTGTACCTGTCTGTCCACGATCTGAGGGGCCTGTTTGCTGTTGGCATTTAAGAACATGCTGTCCGCATATGCCTCGTCTTCAGGTCTGTCGATGTCACCGTCTCTGAGCGGAGTCTTCAGGTTCGCCGGAATCTTACCGCCCCACTTGCCTTTTCCCTCATCCTTGGCGATCTCGATTGCCTTCTTGATCTTGGCGATGGTTTCCTTATCATTCTTGTCGATGATGCAGGATACGGAATACTTCGGTTCGCTTCCGTTGATGGAGTCTGGCTCCCACAGGTGTGCATAGCTGAGTCTGCAAGGTACGATTACTTTTGTTAAATTTACTGCTGTCATAGATTATTTCTCCTTAAAATCCGCTTCTGCGGTTGCTGTTTTAACTGCTTCTCTTTTATCTGAATCCGGCACCAGTGTGACCTTGCCGTCAGGCTTGTACACCAGTGAACCAAGGATCTCATTAAATTTCTTTTTGCCCATCAGCCTTTCCATCTCGGTAATGCCGATCAGGCTCTTTTTATAGATGTCTGTGTATCCGGCTTTCTGTGCTGCCTCTGCCACTTCATCTTCATCCGTATATTTACGGTTGCTTCTTCCCAGAACGAGTTTGTATCCAGGCCATTCCTTATGGTTGACCACTGCTTCATTCTGTGCATAGGTGTAAACTTCTTCGGCCCATTTCTTCAGGGCATCTGCCTTGGAAAGAACCTCTGCAATTTCCTCATCCGACATAAGGGCCGGCTCGGCAAATTCCATCTGTGCAAGTTTCAGGTATTCCTCTGCCCTTGCACGGCATGTAAATCTTGCCTTGCAGAATCGGCAGTGGTCTCCGGCTTTAAACTCTCCCTCTCCGGCAAGAGCCTTTGCTGCTCCCGGTTCAAGAACATCCTTTCCCCATACAAGCAGCTCCTCGGCTGATATCTCCCAAGTGGAAAAATGTTCAATTCTCGGCTGGACGATGGTAAGTTCCACCGTGTCGATCTCATATAAAAAACCGAGCATGTCCAGAACTCCCAGTCCATAGATCATAAGCTGAACATTCTGTTCTGCATCGACCACCACACCCTTGCCGAGCTTCAGATCGATAATGTGGATCTTATGGGAATCGACCACCACCATATCTGCAGTACCGAAACAGTCCCTGATTCTGTGAGCAAGGCTAACCTTCAGCTCCACTCCGATGAACGGGTCATCACAGTCCTTTCTTGCCTGTTCGATCTGGCCGATGTTATATTCCACATAGTCATCCACTGCTTCAAGCAGCTCATCCGAATAATAATCAGATACAGGTCTTTTGGTTCTTTTTTTCAGATACTTATTGATGAGATACTCTGCCATCGCATGTCCGGCAGTGCCCTCTGCTGCAAAGGGTGACTCTTCATCCGGGAACTGCTCCTCCAACTGTAACGATGGAGGGCATTCCAGGCGTCTCTTGCCAGACGATGGCGAGTATCTTGCGTGGCCGCCCATTAAAGCACCTGTGCTTTCTCATACAGTTCCAGCAGTTTTTCATCAGGAACATCCGACAGCTTCTGGAAACCGAACTGCTCGATCAGGTTCTTTACCTCGGAGGTCTTTCCTGATCTGGACTTGTCCGCAAGGAAAGCACGGACTGTCTTTCTGTCAACGGCTGTATCCTTCGGGGCAGCTTCATCTTTCGGTGTATCTGCCACAGGAGTTTCCTTCTTTTCTGCCTTCTTCACAGGCTTCTCTTCCTTTTTAGATGTATCTTTCTGTGCTGCGACCATCTTTCTGATTCCGGCAGCAATCTGCTCGTAGCCCTCGGCTACCAATAATAATGCTTCGCTCATGGCGTTCTCTCCTTTCAAATGTGTGCCAGCTTCACATCGCCTGTATACACATCAATTTTGTTTACGCTGGACTTGTACTTGCCCCAATCCATCAGAATGTGAAACGGGTACTCCTTTACAACGGCTGCTTTTTTCTTCTCTTTTCCACGGGTGACCATAATTCGGTCACCCTGATTCAGTCCGTAACGGACATTGACTCTTCCTGACATGACGGATCTCCTATCTCATGAGCTTCTGCCCCTTGATCAGGGAACGATACTCATCACTGGCATGGTCATCAATCGGAAGCGTTTTGACACAGATCTGTTCAAAATTTCTGTCATAAAGTCTTACAGGCTTCTTCATTTCCCTGGCATGTTCCAGTTCGAATCTCATGCCTTCCGTAATCTCAAAACCGAAAACATAGACCATATCGCATGTATCCATGAGTTCCAGTCCCATTTCAATTCCTGTCATTCTCTCGTTGGGATTCTTCTCATCAAGGAAGGTTGGAAAATAGATATGTGGTGCAACTGGGACATTCCCAGCTTTGGCAACAATCTTTGCGTAATATGCTGCCTTCTTTTTGTTCTCCTCGATGTTGCCCTGATACGGGCTGCAGATAAAAATTTTCATCATAATAATTCATCCTTTCTCATTCGGCTCTCATGGCCGTGGGGTTCTCGTCAATATAGCTCTTACAAAGCAAAATCACGAAGGATACTGTTCATCACCTCAAGATCGTCACCCTGAAGGGTGCTTTGCAGCTTTTTGAGCAGTTCCTGCTGTTTCGGTTTCAGGTAATTGCGGCCAAC